AAACTAGGACAACAAAGTCCTGTAGGTAGTTCGTATGGAGAATCTTCACAATCAAAATACAGCTCATGGTTACCGGAAGTATATGCGGGGCAACCAAATCGTATTGAACGTTATTATCAATATGATCAAATGGATCTTGACACAGAGATAAATGCGGCACTTGACACAATAGCAGAATTTTCAACTCACAATGATCCAAAGACAGGTGTTCCGTTTAAAATTTTTTACAAAGATAAACCAACTGACACAGAAACTGAAATTTTAAATCAAAGTCTTAAGCAATGGGCAAGTATCAATGATTGGGACAAGAGATGTTTTAAACTTTTTAGAAATGTGATCAAGTATGGTGATCAGGTACTAGTTAGAGATCCAGAGACATACAAATTATTATGGGTCGATCACGCAAAAATTGAAAAGATAGTTGTCAACGAAGGTAAAGGTAAAAAACCAGAAGCATACTTTATCAGAGACTTAGATCTAAATTTACAAAATTTAAATTTAACAACAATGAGCCAATATCAGTACACGGCTCCAACAGCATACCAAAGTGGTAACATGCCGTTTAGTGGTGATGCCAAATACAAAGGTATGACAAGTGCAACCACAACATCACAAGCAGGTAGATTCAATATGGATGTAATGACAACACCTGTTGACGCTTCACACATTGCACATATTTCATTATCGGAAGGCATGGATAGATTTTGGCCTTTTGGTACTTCAGTGTTGGAAGCGATATTTAAAGTGTACAAGCAAAAAGAATTGTTAGAAGATGCAATCATTATTTACAGAGTTCAAAGAGCACCAGAACGTAGAGTGTTCTATATAGACGTAGGTAACATGCCTAGTAACAAAGCGATGGCATTCATCGAACGTGTTAAAAATGAAATACATCAAAAACGTATTCCAAACAAAACAGGTGGCGGACAAAATATTATGGATGCCGCTTACAATCCATTATCACAAATTGAAGATTATTTCTTTGCACAAACGGCTGAAGGTAGAGGTTCAAAAGTTGAAACATTACCAGGTGGTCAAAACCTAGGTGAAATTGATGATTTGAAATACTTTAATAATAAGTTGATGAAAGGTTTAAGAATCCCATCAAGTTATTTGCCGTCAACATCAGATGATCCGGGTTCAGCATTCACTGACGGTAGAGTTGGTACAGCGTACATTCAAGAATTTAGATTTACAAAATTTTGTCAACGTTTGCAGGCAATGGTTATGCCTACACTTGACAAAGAATTTAAAATGTTCTTAAAGCACAGAGGTATTGAAATTGATTCAGGCGGATTTGAAATACAATTCAATGAGCCACAAAACTTTGGCAAGTACAGACAAGTTGAAATTGATAATCAAATGGTTAGTATCTTTTCACAAGTACAACAAGTACCATATATTTCAAAACGTTTTGCACTAAAACGTTTCTTAGGACTTGATGAAGGTGAAATTTATCAAAACGAAAAATTATGGTCAGAAGAAAATGCTAATTCTACACAACCACCAGCACAAGGTGATGACATTGGTGGCGGTGGCGGACTATCAGATGTAGGAGCGGCTCCAATGCCAGCCACAGATACAGAAGCACCAGAAGATGCACCAGCAGGTGATGCCGCAGACGCAGGTTTAGATTCACCACTAACACCAGACACTGACACTCCAGCAACATAGAATACTAGTATGATGAATATGTCTCATACTTTAATTAATGTCATTGATGTATGGAATATGGATCAAATTCCATATCCTGATTTGCCTAATAAAATCATTGAAGATATAAAAACTGATATGTGTGAGTTTTCTAAATTTCTGTCAGTAAAATTAGATAGTTTTAAAAAACAAGGAGCACACATTAATATAGCAATGCATCATCATTCTCCGAATCAATTTTTTACGTTTTTAGAAGATAATAAAAATGATCTAACTTTTATGGAAGATCCTAAATTTTTAAAAAAATACATGGACGACAATAAGTTAACAAAATTGATCATATGTGGAGCTCATTTATTCAAATGTATATCAGAACGACCAACAGGATACACCAAAATGAAAACAATGGTTCCAGATACCAAAATAGCCATAACATTATGTAGAGCATTACCACAAGATGCTTTTCCAAAAAAATCTCGATCAGGTGAAGTGCCGTTTTATCCTAGTGCAGATTTAGTTTATCTTTGATTATAAATAACATAACAAAGGTATTGTTATGAAAATTTACGAAATTAGCACAACAGATTTATATTCGTTTGAAACTATTGAAGAAGGTGCGAGCCAAATATTTGGACGTACTGGAAGATCTCAAGCAAAAGGCAAATCAAGAATAACAACACAACGTTTTAGATGTCCAACAGGACCTAGAAAAGGGCGTATTGTTGCTAATCCAAGTACCTGTAATAAACCCTTAAATGTTAAACAAAGTGCTAAAATGAAAAGCACACGTCAAGCAAAAGGCTCAATACACGGTAAAAGATCATCATACACTAAAAAGTTCAGTCAAGCATCACAACGTGTTAAACGTGCAAACTTGGCACTTAAAGCTCGTAGAGGAAAAAGGTAAATACAAACATGCGTTACAGTGAACTAAAAGAGAACTATTTTCCAGAGCATGATCACTATCATATGGCTCACATTGAGGATGGTCGTAAAACACGACTTACATTAAAGCACTTAAACAAATTGCGTAAAGTACGTGAAATGCGTAAAGCAGATCAGGAAAAAAACCGTGAATTTGTGGCCACAATGTACGCACAACCGCCTGCTGTATAATAATATTACATTATTATTACAAAACGAGTCAAAATAGGCGCCTTTTCCACTAATTTTCCTATAAATAAGTAAATAACATATACGTTAGAGCTTTCTATTGAGCTTTATACGATATTACTAGTAATATAATGGAGATTAACGATATGTCTACTACAAAGTCTAAACTAGAACAAGTTCTAGAATATCTAGTTAACAACGAATCAGAAAAAGCTCAAGAGCTTTTACATGATGTGATTGTTGAAAAGGCTAGAAAAATACATGAAGAGTTGATCGAAAATCAAACTGACGAAATCGAAGAAGATTTAACTACTGAAAACACTGAAGAAGCAGTTGATGAAGCAGAAAAATCAGATGAAGATGCTGTTGAAGAAGCAACAGATTCAGATGAGGATGCTGTAGAAGAAGCAAAAGATTCAGATGAAGAAGCAGTTGAAGAAGCGACTGATGAGTCAGGTGACGAAACCGTTGAAGAAAAAGTTGGCGGTTTAGGCGATCAAGAAGAAGATTTAACCAATGCTGTCAAAGATGAAGCAGACAATCATGCTGAAGAAATTGAGCATGAAGAAACTAACGAAGATGATGGTGATGAAGATGGCGAAGCCGATGACCATGATCATGAGGAAGTTGAAGACAGAGTTGACGATCTAGAAGATGCTTTAGAAGATCTTAAAGCTGAATTTGAAAAAATGATGGGCGACGAAGACAAAGACGAAGACGGTGATGACAACGAAGAAGCCGCTGATGATTTAGAAGCAGAAATGCCTGCTCCTGAAATGCCAGCAGAAGAAACAGTTGAAGTTGCTGACGAAGTTGCGTTTGAAGGCGAAGAGTCAGATTCAAAAGATGGCGAAGAGTTAGAAGAAGCAACTGAATTATCAGCTGTTGCAACTCCAAAAGGTGGAGACAACGGTGCTAATTCAAAATCACCAGTATCAGGTAAAAACGATATGGGTGGTTCAACATCAAACATTGCACAAGGCGGTGAGGAAAAAGGCGGTAAGGCACCTGCTGTTAAGGACAATCCAGACAGTCCAAAACAGGAGAAAGCAAAATTATCACCTGCTCCAAAGGCTAAGGCATAATTTGATTTATAGGAGATCGTCAAGATGATTAAACCACTTTTAGAAAGTTTAACTTTTGATCAAGCCGGCATGCAAGTATTACATGAAGGTGAAGGTGATAAGAAGAACTTATTCATGAAAGGTGTATTCATCCAAGGCGGAGTAAAGAATCAAAATTCACGTGTTTATCCACTTGAAGAAATCGAAAAAGCGGTAGCTTCAGTGGACGAACGCTTGAAAGGTGGTTATTCTGTGCTAGGTGAAGCAGATCACCCTGAAGAATTAACAGTGAATTTAGATCGTGTATCACACATGATTGAATCAATGTGGATGGACGGTCCAAACGGAATTGGTAAACTTAAAATTTTACCAACCCCAATGGGAAACATTGTAAAAACCCTTTTGGAAAGCGGAGCAAAATTGGGTGTGTCATCAAGAGGTACTGGTAACGTGAACGAAAGCGGCAAAGTTGCTGATTTTGAAATTGTTACTGTGGACATTGTTGCACAACCATCGGCACCGGATGCTTATCCAAAAGCAATATATGAAGGTTTGATGAACATGAAAGGCGGAAGACGTTTATACGGTATAGGCGCTGACGCTGTTTATGATCGCAAAGCAGAAGGCTATCTTAGAGATGAGATAGTCAAATTAATAAAAGAGTTGAAGTTATAAGGAGAACTACTCATGGCAGATATTTTTAACGGAATACTTGAGTCAGATGCTATTTCAGAAGACTTGAAAACACAGATTCAAGAAACGTGGAAATCTAAGTTAGATGAAGCCAGAGAAGAGATCACTGCTGAACTTCGCGATGAATTTGCTCAACGTTATGAAAATGACAAAGGGCAAATTGTTGAGGCTATGGACACAATGCTTACTGACAGAATTACTTCAGAGATTGAAGAACTTAAGGCTGACAGAGCGGCATTGGCTGAGCAAACAGTTGCTTACAAAACTAATATTGAAAAACATACTAGTTTAGTAGACAAATTTGTTGCTGAGCAATTAGCCAAAGAAGTAAAAGAACTACACGCTGACAGAACAGACTTGAAAAACAATTTTGCAAAATTGGAAAACTTTGTTGTTAAACAATTAGCAAAAGAGTTAACTGAGTTTGAAAACGACAAAAAAGCAGTTGTAGAACAAAAAGTTAAATTAGTAGCGGAAGGCAAGAAAATGATTGCTGAAGCGAAACAACGTTTTGTTTCTAAAGCGGCTAAAGTTGTTGAAAAAACAGTTGAGAAAAGTTTAAAAAGCGAAATGTCACAACTTAAAGAAGATATCAAAGTTGCTAAAGAAAACAACTTTGGTAGAAAAGTGTTTGACGCTTTCGCCGGCGAGTATATGTCTTCTCATCTAGCCGAGGGTACAGAGGTTAGAAAACTTCAAAAAGAATTAGAAACTGTAACAGCAAATACCACTAACACAGAATCTAAACTAAAAGAAAAAGACGCAGAAATCGAAGCAATTCAAATGAAGTTAAGAATTGCTGAAGATAAGAATGTACGTGAAAAAGCTCTTACAGAGCTAACTGCAAACTTGTCTAAAGACAAGCGTCGAGTAATGAACGAATTGCTTGAATCTGTACAAACAAGTGATTTGAAAAAACAGTTTAACAAATACTTACCAGCAGTTTTAAATGAATCAGCACCAGCTGTTTCAAATAAAACTATTGTTACTGAATCAGTAACAGAGGTAACTGGTAATAGAGAAGCACCTGCTGACACAAGTTCAGAAACAGGTGACATTGTTGAACTTAGAAAACTAGCAGGTCTAGGAGCAAAGTAAAATGACAAACATGATCAATGAAAATTGGACAGAAACTAAATCAGCATTGATGGAAGGCCTTTCAGGCACTAAAGCAAAATCAATGGAAACTGTCCTTGAGAATACAAAGACTTACTTGGCTGAGGCGGCTTCAACTGGCGCAACAGGTGCCGGCAACGTAGCGGCTTTAAACAAAGTAATTCTTCCAATTATCAGACGTGTGATGCCTACAGTAATTGCAAACGAAATCGTTGGTGTACAACCAATGACTGGTCCAGTAGGCCAAATTCACACATTAAGAGTTAGATACTCAGATGCAAAAGACGGTGTAACAGCAGGTGCTGAAGCACTTTCACCTTTTGAAATTGCAAGATCTTACTCAGCTAATCCAGGTTCTGGTACACAAACACCAGTAGCGGGTGCATCAACTTCATCTTTAGAAGGTGAAGCTGGTAACAAAATGTCAATTCAAATCTTAAAACAAACTGTTGAAGCGAAAACACGTAAATTATCAGCACGTTGGACATTTGAAGCGGCACAAGACGCATCAGCAATGCATGGTTTAGATGTAGAAGCAGAAGTAATGGCGGCATTAGCACAAGAAATTACTGCTGAGATTGACCAAGAAGTTCTTGGTTCATTAACAGCATTAGCAGGTTCAGGTACAGCATACAATCAATCATCTGTATCAGGTACAGCAACATTTGTTGGTGACGAACATGCGGCATTGGCAGTTGCTATCAACAGAGAAGCAAACTTAATTGCACAAAGAACTAGAAGAGGCGCGGCGAACTGGGCTGTTGTTTCTCCACAGGCTTTGACAATTTTACAATCAGCAACAACTTCAGCGTTCGCAAGAACAACTGGAGGTACTTTCGAAGCACCAACTAACACAAAATTTGTTGGTACATTAAACGGCGCAATGAGAGTATATGTAAACTCATACTTGGTAGATGATTCTCCAGTATTGATTGGTTACAAAGGTGCTGGTGAAGTAGACGCGGCGGCATTCTATTGTCCATATATCCCACTAATGTCTTCAGGCGTTATTGTGGATCCGTCAACTTTTGAACCAGTAGTGAGCTTTATGACAAGATACGGTTATGTAGAGTTAACAAACACTGCATCATCACTTGGTAATTCAGCAGACTACCTATCAAAAATTGCTATTTCAAACGCAACATTTATCTAATTTTAGATATCAATACAGAAACCCCGGATTAATTCCGGGGTTTCCCTTGACTATACACATATTATAAATTGGCCAGATCTGCTAAATAATAGTAATACATATTGGAGCATTATATC